TAAACATAAATTAAATAATAATTAAAATAATGTTGACATGGAGTCGACGTAGTGCTAATATAGACGTAGGCTAAAAGTCTACGAAAGGAGGGAGTCATGACCGACAAGCAGAAGTTTGATGAGCGTGTTCAAGAGTGCGGCTACAGAATGGAATATGTGGCGGAGCAACTCGGGATTACCGTTCAAGCCTTATATAACAAGCGTTGCGGAACTAGAAGCTTCACGGCGCCGGAAATCAAGACGTTATGTGAGCTGCTGTCAATCGATACGATGGCAGAAATGCGTGATATTTTTTTGCGCTAAGTGTTGACAAATAGCCAACGAAAGGAGGGCAATATGTACGGATTCGTAACGGTGCCGGAATTCAGCGTGCTAATGGGAATCAGCACTGACACGGTATACCGGCTAGTCAAGAAGGATGCAATCCCATACTACAGGGTCGGGAAGAACATCAGAATCAGAATTGACGATTTCAGAAAGGGGCGTGAAACAGACTATGAAGAATTCCAAATTCTGGAAGAAGATTAGAAAGTTCATCGAAGAAGAGAACGCCGAGGAGTACAACGGCGACACCGCTGGAATGTACATCGGAGGCACAATCGGAACACTGATGATGGTAGCAATGATTTTGCTAGGAGGTATGTAAATGATTGTAAGTAATGGAAGTGGCGGAGTGCACATTGAAGGACGGGTTGCAGAACTCTTTGCTGAATACGAAATTATTGGAATGGCAATCATGAGAGTTGCAATTGAAGATGGAGTCGCTGAAAGCACACTAAGAGCAGTGATGAAAAATTGCTGTAGAAGCGTATTGGACCACTGGGAAGATTTTGGGGAGGAACAGTAATGAAAATTCACAAGGAAATCGTATGGAACAAGGGTGAGAATCCAAAGAAGGATGGCGAATATCTGTTTATCCAGTTCTGGAGTGATGGTTCGGTCACGTATGCGGCAAAGCTTGGCTACACAGTCCTGCATGGATGGAACACACACGCCAATGAATACGCACATTCATTCGGGCAGACACCGAACAACGGAGATTACGCATGGGCAGAATTGCCTTTCTAAAGCGAAAAGCCCATGCCGGAGCATGGACTAATCAAAACAACCAACTGTATTGTATCACAAGGAGAACAAAAATGGAATACGAATGCGAAAACTGCGGAGCGTTCTACTCCGACGAAGACGTCACAGAAGAGGGCGAAATGAGAGAAGACTACCTCGGAGTCAGATTCTGGGCAACATTCCATTACTGCCCTTGCTGTGGCGAGGAAGTAATCACGGATGAGGACTACGAAGAAACTGAGACCATTGAGGATATTAACAAGTCGCTGTATAGCGAATGGATGAGACAAGCACTTTAGGAAGGAGAATGAAATGGAACTGAAATTTCGAAAACTTGAGGCAGATGAAATCGACTGCCGGGTTCAGAAGGTTTATCCTAACGGCTTAACCTTGCTGCTGTATAAGGATGCACGATGCGACCAAAACATCCTCGATGAGACAGTCGGGGCGATGAACTGGCAGAGACACCACAACAGGGACAACGCTAACTGCATCGTGTCCATTTGGGACGGCGAAAAGAACCAGTGGGTTGAGAAGGAGGACACAGGGAAGGAAAGCCGGAGCGAAAAAGAGAAGGGGCTTGCATCCGACAGCTTCAAGCGTGCTTGCTTCAACTGGGGCATTGGACGGGAGCTGTACACGGCGCCGTTCATCTGGATTCAGGCTAAATACTGCAACATCAAAGACGGCAAGTGCAACGACCGCTTCGAGGTCCGGAACATTGGCTACACCGGCGACAGAATCACGGAGCTGGTAATCTACAACACCAAGACAAAGGAGTTCTGTTACCGATTGGGTAATCCATCCATCGAACAAAGCGAACCGGAAGAACCGAGCATTGCGAACGAACGTATCAAGCCTCATGAGGCAAGAGTGATTAAGCGGATGCTTGAAGAGTCCGAATCGGACATTGACAGCTTCCTAGGCTACTACCACGTAGAGAACGTAGAGGACATGACCGAGGCTGATTATGTGGATGCCAGCCGGAAGCTGAACAAAAAGCTGGAGGGGATGAAGCGATGAAGTCAATCATGCAAGGGCAAAAAAGCTGCTTGATATGCCGAAGTCCATACGTGGAGAAGCACCACGTTTTCGGAGCAGCTAATCGTCAAAATTCCGAAAAGTACGGATTGACAGTTTGGCTTTGCCACAAGCATCATAACGAACCGCCGGAAGGAGTTCACTTCAACCGGCGGTTCATGGACGAACTGCACGAATGGGGTCAGCGGCAATTTGAAACCTATTATCCGGCGGAAAATTTCACCGAGATATTCGGAAAAAATTATGTGAGGTCTGCCGATGAAGATTAAAGATATCAAACTGGAGAACTCGTTATGGTCTGCGCAACTGACCATAGTGAGCGACGACCGGCAAGAGCTGGAACGAATATTCGAGAATGCCGGGAAGGTAGACCCGGAAAAAGAGTATACGGTGACTATCAAGCAGCGGAGAAAGAAGCGGTCTCTAGATGCCAACGCTTACATGTGGGTGTTGCTTGACAAGCTTGCAGTGAAGCTTAAAACAAGCTCCGATGATTTGTATAAGTTCTTTGTTAGATACTACGGAAAAAGAGCAGTAATTGAACTGGAGGCAGTAGCCACAAAGACTTTTACTGATGACTGGAGCAAGCGAGGTATCGGGTGGTTCGTGGATGATATAGGACCCAGCCGAACAAATCCGGGATTCCGTAGCCTTAGAATCTTCTATGGAACGAGCGTGTACGACACAAAGGAAATGGCACGACTGATAGATGAAGTCGTGGAAGAATGCAAAGCTCAAGGCATTGAAACCATGAGCAAGAAGGAAATTGATAACTTGTTAGGAGGTCAAAAGAATGAATAACGTAGTACTTATCGGACGGCTCACAAAGGACCCGGAGCTTGCCTACGGTGGGCAGAACAGAGACATTGCAGTATGCCGCTTCACACTGGCGGTGGACAGACCTACACAGGACAAGGCGGCTGATTTCATCCGAATCGTTGTATTCCGGAAGCAGGCAGAGAACGCCAACCAGTACCTTGCAAAAGGCAGACAGTGCGCCGTCGAAGGGCGAATTCAGACCGGAAGCTATAAGGACCGGGAAGGAAAGACGGTATACACAACCGACGTTGTCGCCAACAGGGTGCAGTTCCTTGGGTCAAACGGTTCCAGCGGGCAGCAGAAGCAGAATCAGCAGGGACAGCCGGAATTCGAACCGGTACCGGATGCATTCGTGAACTGCGATGATGATATCCCATTTTAGGAGGTGAAGAATGGCAGAAAGAAGAATGTTTTCTAAGCGAGTCGTCGGAAGCGCTAGATTCCTTAAGATGCCAATCTCAACTCAGTGTCTATACTTCCACCTTGGGCTTAACGCTGACGACGACGGAATCGTGGAGGCGTACACAACAATCAAACAGATTGGAGCGACGGAAGATGACTTGAAGGTGCTTGTGGCAAAGGGATTTTGCAAGGTGCTGAACGAGGACCTTGTGACCTACATCACCGACTGGCGAGAAAATAACAAGCTGCGAGCAGACCGGAAGATAGACAGCATGTACAAAGACTTGCTGCTGCAGATGGTACCGGATGCGGATGTGCAGCAGGCACGCCGTAGGGCAGACCTTAAACCGCTTTCAGAAGATGGACGTCCGCTGGACGTCCAAGGGACGTCCCATGGACCGCATAGGTTAGGTGAGGTTAGGATAGGTGAGGATAGGTTAGGTAAGGACAATACACACACAACAGGCGGAAAGCTGGAATGTGGAAAACTCAAAAATGTTTACCTAACACAAGAGCAACTGGACGAACTGAACAGATTGATTCCGTCACAATCAAGAAGATACATTGAACGATTCGGGCGGTATAAGGCGATTAAAAACGTCGAATCATACGATGATTACGCTTGGATTCGTGGTTGGATGGATGAGGACGAAGCCATCGCCAAAGAACGCCGGAAGCAGGAAGCGGAACGATGGGATGCCATCGTCGAGGAGGAAGCCAATGAAAAGCCATAACCCGACTTATGGACTGTGGAACGATGGCGAGGACGAAGTCAAAAGCAGCAAAAAGTACGGCGCTAGAGCCCTCGACACGAGCGTGGAAGATGCAGACCGGGCGAACAAGGTGCACGAGTGCATCACCTATCACGCCGATAAGGAGCTTCTCAAGAAGGGAATCATCCGGAAGGTGGATGAATAAATCAGTATAAGTTATTTCTACATAAAACAAAAAATCGGTTATTTTTCAAGAGTTAACAAGTCCCGCCCTTCATGGGCGGGCAAAGGAGGAAGATGTGATTAAAATACTGACAGATGAAGACTTGAAGAAGTTGAGTCCGGAAGATAAGGCATTCTTGGCAGGCTTTTGTGCTGCTACCGATAGCGCCGCAAGCTTGCTGTACAACTTGGATGTATACCAGGGCAACTTTGACGTTGACGGCGTGGATATCAATCTTGTGAGATTCTTGGAGAATCACGAAGAGGTGAGGGAAGCGCTGGAGGTAAGCCTTCTGCATTGGCTGGAAACAGACAAGATGGAATATCTTACACAGATGGTCGAGGCGGAACAGGAATAGTCTTAAAACAGCTTTATTTGACTTCTGACAGCTTTTAAAGTGAAAGCCGATAAATTATACCAAAGACAAGAAAACAAGCGGAAAAGGAGCGAATATGAACGCAAGAGAGAAGTGTCTGAGAGAAGCGTGTGAGATTGTGAACGGAGCACGGAATCAGACCTATGGGAACGTTGAAGATAACTTTGATAGAATCGCTTCCTTGTGGAGCATCTACCTTGACACCGCCGTAACGCCAATTGACGTTGCAATGATGATGGTGCTCCTCAAGACGGCAAGAGTAAGCACTGGTGGAGTTAACCACTACGACAACTACGTGGACGTTGCAGGATATGCAGCGTGCGCATATGAGATTACAAAAGAATGGAACGGTGAAAGCGATGAGAGCAACAGAGAAAACCTTGTCAGAGCTAATTAAGACAATGAGAACGGCAGAGGGCTTGAAGCAATCGGAGCTTGCTATGGAGGTGTATTCGGACACAAGCTCAATTTGCCGATGGGAACACGGCGAGAACATTTCATGGTTCAAGTTCTTAGAGATTGCGACGGCGCTAGGCTACACGGTGGAAGTCGAAGTGAAAGGAGGTGCAGAGTAATGTTTCGAGATTACGGGTTGATGTGGGGTGAACTGAGAGCGCAAATGAAAGAATTGCAGGAGAAGAAGGATTCTATCGAACTTGTGGTTCTGATTGCGGTCATGGACCTAATCGAATACCTCGAAGAAGAGGGCGATTTGGAGGAGAGGGATGAGCTATAACTGGACGAAGTACAACAACCAAAAAATCACCGTGAATGGTCAGGTGTTCGATTCGAAGAAAGAGGCGAACCGGTACAAAGAGCTTTTACTGATGGAAAAGGCAGGAGAGATTAAGGACTTACGGACACAGGTTAAATTCAAGCTTATTCCGGCACAACGTGACGAAGCGACCGGGAAGGTGATTGAACGAGAGTGTTCCTATAAGGCGGATTTTGTCTACGAGGAGGACGGAAAGACCGTCGTGGAGGATGTGAAAGGCTTCCGGACGAAAGAGTATGTAATCAAGCGGAAGCTGATGTTATGGCGGTATGGAATCAGAATCAGGGAGGTATAGGATTGTGAAAGAATTATTAGGCTTTTTTTTGGTGTGGCTTGATATGTCAATGTTTCTGACATGGCTCATCGGATGGGAATTGAGCATAAAAGACAAGCTGCTTCTCATCGTGCAAGAATTTATATTTCTGGTGATTCTGTTTGCGGGAGTCTATTTATTAACAAATCAAGAGCCGTGAAACGTGCGAATTCATGAATGATACAGTGATTCCGGAATTCATCGGCAGTAAAACGGATTCAAAGTGTATATGTGAGATGGGTGATTGTCGTGCTTGCTTGATTCGGTTCACACTTTGGCTTGACGAAGAGTATATGGAACCGCCGAAGCCCGAAGTGGACTGGGGCAAAGTCCCGGTTGACACGCTGGTAAGGGTTCGTGACCACGAGAGCGAAGAGTGGCGCCTACAGTACTTCAAGGGAATCGATGACAGTAGTACAGAAAGATTTATGGTGTGGGAATGTGGAGCGACAAGCGTGACAGCGGAGGGCGATTACACGAACTGGAAATACTGTGAACTGGTAGAGGAGGAAGACGATGAAGAATAGAGAAAAATATAAAAACGAGTTGATGGACGTTATCAAGATGGACGGTAGGATATGCGGATTCGTGAAAAAGCATGGTGTATCCCAAATGTTCGGAAAGGACTTGGACAGTTACTGCGAAATGACTTGTGTTACTTGTGGCACGGCACTACAGCTTTGGCTGGACGAAGAATACGAAGAGCCCGAAGTCGATTGGGCCAAAGTCCCCGTTGACACGCTGGTGAGGGTGCGTGATGGCGAATATGAAAAGTGGAGATTACGGTACTTTAGTGGGTTCTTCGAGCACGACTCACTAAAGTATGCAGCATGGAGCGCGGGCAAAACGAGCAAAACAGCAGATGACACTAGCGATTTCAGGGTCTGGAGATACTGCGAACTTGTGGAGGATGAGGATGAATAGGAAAGAATGTATTGACGATTTGAATTATATCAAAAAGGCGCTCACAGAAGGCACGTTAACTCGGTATGATGCAATCGTTTTCCTTATCGACACGCTGACTGAATACTTGAAAGGAGACAAACCACTTGAGCAGTGGCAAAAAGAGTTCCATGAAGTAGTAGAGAGCTTGGATGTTGAAAAATTCAAAACGTTCTACCGGATGTATCAGGATAACGTTTACGGCGGTAGACCAATGCCGAAAAGCGACAAGGTAATCATGGCTAGTATGTGCAAGGTGGCGCTTGAAATCACCACAATTTCGGAAGCAACGAAGAAAAAGGCTGATGAATGGCTTGAAGCGAACAATTTCACGAAAGGAATATGGAGATGAGAAGATATAGAATCAGCACCGACAAAGTCCGGAAGCGATTAGATGGCTCGTTCATCTATTCGTTAGACGATGGCGATGTTACGATTGCCTGCCGTGACAGGGAGGTAGCAATATTCCAAAAAGGGAATGCGGTCCGGATGCCGCTCGGTCAGCTAAAGTGGCTGCTGGATATGTGCGATGAGCACTACGACAATATCAAATTTGCAGTTGAAATGTACATGCGGGCGAATCGTGATGGGATAGGAACGATAGAATAGGAGGGAACGAATGACAGAATATGCACAAATTGCGGATGCACGGCTCCGGAAGTTGGGCGAGGCGGAATGGGAAATCAAATCTTGTATGCAGCGGATAGAAGAACTGGAGAATGTAGCTCAATGTTGTGGGTCTTTGAACATCACCGACAAGGTGCAGAATTCTGTCACCGGTAACAAGATGGAGGATGCTGTCGTGGACCTGCTGGAAGAACAGGAGCGACTAAAAACATTAGCCGGAGAATGGGTAGAACTTAAGAAAAGTGTTTTAGCTGAGATGGAACCGTTACCGCCATTATACAGGGAACTCTTACTTCGGAGATACTGCGACAGGGAAAAGTGCGAGGACACAGCCAATGAGCTCCATTATTCCGAAAGTCACCTGCGTTTACTTCGCCGAAAAGCACTTGAACAACTGGGTGAAAGTCTTCAAAAGAATGCTTAATAAAACGCTTGAAACGCTTGCTATTAAAGGGTTTCAGAGGTAACATGCTGACATGATAAGGAAGCGTGCAAAGCGCAAAAGTAAAATTCACAGGAGGCAAAAGATGAACATTAACGCAATCAGAAGAAGATACCCGGAAGGAAGCAGAGTAGAACTTGTATCGATGGATGATGCAGGCGCACCACCGGTAGGAACAAAAGGAACTGTATTCTTTATCGACTCTCTTGGCGATATATGTGTAAAGTGGGACAACGGAAGCATGCTGAACGTTATCTACGGAGTAGACTCCATCAAGTCAATCTAGACCAAATACAAACAACGAACCAATCCCCGGAACAGTTCCGGGGATTTTTATTTACAAAAAAATATTTCCTAAAATTTAGGGAAGATACTTGACTCTTCCTAATATTTAGGTTCTTCACTTTTTTCTCGGGGATTTTAATAAAAGAACAAACCTGCACCGTTCAGCAACAGCTTGACTATGAGCCTCGAAGAGCATGCAATTAGGCTGCCGCCAGGTGACACGTCGCGGATCCTCCGCTCGTGCCAGCCTGGCTGACCCAGCCTAGCATGCTCTTGCTCATCGTCAAGCTGAGATTGCTTTCCGGATGCAGGTTTTTAAATTTACATATTGAAATAGAGCGGCGTATGCCCCATCATAATTAATAGCTACAAAAACCAGAAAGGAACATACAACGCTCTATGTTTGACAGTATAACATTTAATTTCACAATCGGAAACTTCTTTTGCAATTCTTTTTTCACGAATGTGGATTCCGGTACCAGAATATTTGAACTCTACAGCAATCAAACCTCGGAATCTATCACCTGTCCTCATTGCGGTTCAAGAATGCATGTCTACGACAATGCTTCGGTTAACTTGCGTGAAATCCCTTTCAATTCCCTGTATTACACTATCTTTAAGGTTCACGTTCACCGCTATAGATGCACTAAGTGTCGTGCCAGCATCACTGAAAATATTCCATTCAAGTATAAGGACGCCAGGATTACAGATAATGCTGCGGAATTTGTAAAGTCTCTCCTGATGCATCACATGTCTGTCAAAGATGTTTCTCTTATGACCGGTATCAATTGGAATACAATTGCATCAATCCATAAAGAATTTATGAAGGGAGAACTTGAGCAAAGAAGAGAAGAACTTAGACGAAGCAATTACAAACCTAGATATCTTGCGGTTGATGAGTTTTCGATTCACAAAGGCCATACTTACGCAACATGCGTTATGGATTTGGAACTCGGGGATGTAATATGGGTTGGAAAAGGTAGAGCAATCAAGGATTTCAAGAAATTTTTTGAAGCTTTTCCTTCGGAGTACTTTTCTGATGTAGAAGCAGTTGCTATGGATATGAACGCATCATACAACAGATTAGTGGAAGAAAATATGCCGCATGCCGACATCGTATACGACCGATATCATATGCAGGCACAGTTTGGTAAAGATGTTCTTGGAGTTGTAAGACTGGATGAAGCAAAAGCTCATAACGAACAATCCAAACGAATAAAGGAAAGCATTACCCCAGATAAGACCTTTGAGGAGAAACAGGAGCTTAGGGAAGCTGCTAAGGTGGAAAGCGCTCAATATAAAAAGTTAAAAAACGCAAGATGGACTCTTCTGAGCAATAGCAAAAATCTCTCTGCAGTAAAGTCCGGTCATCTAAAGGAAATTCTTAATTCTCACATCAGTCTGGCTACTTGCTATGCAATGAAAGAAGAGATGTGCCGGCTTTATGAATGCGATGATATAGAAGAGTCTGAAAGGGGTTGGAAAAACTGGTTCACAGCCGCAAAAGAAAGTGGAATACCGGCTTTAGTTCATTTTGCGGAAATTAAAGAAAAAAGACTGCCGGGACTTATCAATCATGCAAAACATCAGATAAGTACCGGCAAGCTTGAAGGATTCAACAATAAAATCAAAGTTGCTAAAAGAATTGGTTACGGTTACAGGAATGATGATCACTTTTTTACCCTGATTAAATTCCTGTCTATTCCCCGTGCAAAAAATCCATCCCCGAGGAAAAAGTGAAGACCCAATATTTAGGGTATAATATGGAAAAGTTAGGGATAGGACAAACAAGGAGGCAAAACAATGGATTACAACGAATTCAGCTTCAACAAAATTAAAAGACTGGTCAGGGAAGGGCGAAACGCAGCGTTTGAATATGACACAATAGAAGAATTCGTTCATTCGAAAGATTTCGGATTCGCTGAATGGGAATACATTGCAATGGGGTTCGAAAACCCTGCATGGGAAATTGGAGAAATCAAAACATTCTACCGCATCGGTGAGCCGTTAATCGACGAGGGTGGGGCGTATATCAACAGTTACAACCATGCGGAAGATAGACCGGAAGACGGCGTTTCGGTCGTGACAACCGGATGGCTGCACAGCCTAAAATCCGTATTTTTCGGAACCAGCGACGAGAAAATCGCAGCCAAAGGAGTGTATAAAATTCGAGGATTCGAACTTCCGACATGCGGGGGTGACGATGAAAAGCTAATTAAGCCAATCGACTGGGCAGAGAAAACCGACATCGTAACGAGGGAAGGACTGGAAGCAGCCGTAGCGGAGGAGGAGAAGAAAGATGAAGAATAGAATCAACGCAGAAGAATCATCCCGGGCAGACTGGGCGAGAAGAATCCGGGAACGGTCCGGACTGAGCCGCCGGGCATTTGGGGAGAAGTACGGAATCAACCCGAAAACCATAGAGGCGTGGGAGTACGGCTACGGAAACCCGCAAGAGTACGTTCTGGAGCTGCTGGAGAAGGCAGAGGCTCTGGAACAGGTGCGGTGCTTTGCTTACTTCTTCCGGGAGTACCGAGACCGCTGGGGTAATGGTTCCGGGAAGATGTTCCGGGGAGAAGACGAGGCGAGAGCGTACTGCTGGAATGCGTGGGAAGCAATGAATGATGGCGACCGGGCGACTTACATCGAAGACCCGGCGGGAGAATTCCGGGTATACGGCGCATTCTGTGAATGGGACAGCGTGATGGAGGCGTGGGTACCGGATGCAGACACAGAGAAAGAAGTACTGGATATGCTCGGATAGATAATCACCAATAATCGCTCAAAATACTGTATTATGTATATGGAATCTTAAGAGACCTTTCTCCAAGATTATAATAAGGAATAGTCGAGAGCGACCGCCGAAAGGCGGTTGTTTTCTTGCAGGAATTCTCAAAAGTATATGGCATTCCACAGCAATCATTGGTATAATCACATTGAATATTTCTTTTATGATTGAGAGGAGAAAACAATGAGAAAGAAAATTATTGCATTACTTATGGTTGCTATTGTTGCAACGTTAGCCGGATGCGGTTCTTCCGGAACGAAGGAAACAAAGAAGGCGGAAGAAAAAAAGCCAACCTATGAATCTGTGTACAAGGAGTACAGCCAGAAGATGAAGGATGCTACACCGGGTCTGATTGAAGAGTACAAGAAAGATGCTGAGGGTGTATCTGACATGAACAAACTTGCAAACATCAGTGCGAAGAAAACAGAGAAGCTTGCAAACATCTGTGCAAAGGGCGGAAAGAGACTCGCCACAATCCACGCAAAGGAAAACGACGACGAAGAAAAGTACAATGAGTGGATGAACAAGCTGACTGATGTATATCAGGATGAAGCACAAAAAATAACCGATGCATACCAAGACAGTGTGCTTGGATAGAACAAAAAATAGCCGGGGCGTTAAATCGTTCCGGCTATTTTATTAGATGCCGCCGAGAGGCGGTTTTTTTATTGCAGAAGGAGAAGATGATGAACGTTCAGCAGGTCAAAATTGAAAAGGTAAAACCATACGACAAGAACCCGAGGAAGAACAAAGCGGCGGTAGACTACGTGGCAAATTCGATTAAAGAATTCGGGTTCCAGCAGCCAATCGTGGTTGATAAGGATATGGTCGTGATTGCAGGGCACACCCGACTGAAAGCTGCGAAAAAGCTCAAATTGAAGGAAGTTCCTGTAGTTATTGCTGACAATCTTACAGAAGAGCAGGTGAAAGCGTATCGCCTCGCAGACAACAAGACTGCGGAAAAGGCGGAATGGGACTTCGATTTGTTAACCGATGAACTTCTCAGCCTTCAGGAATTGGATTTCGACATGGAGCAATTCGGGTTCGACTTTGATTTTGGCGAGGATGAAGAGGCTGTCGAAGACGACAATTGGGAAGCGGATGTACCGGAGGAGCCTATATCCAAGAGAGGCGACATATGGGTGCTTGGTCGGCACAGGCTTATGTGCGGGGATAGCACAGATGCGGCTGATGTTGCGTTGCTGATGGACGGAAACAGAGCGGACATGCTCCTAACGGACCCTCCGTACAACGTTGACTACACCGGGAAGGCGAGCGAGTTAGAAACCCGAAAAATTGAAAACGACAAGATGGAAGATTCCGCATTTCAAGACTTCCTGACAAGTGCATTCGAGAATGAAGCAGAGAACATGAAAGCGGGAGGGGTTTTCTATATTTGGCATGCGGATAGCGAGGGGCTAAACTTTAGGGTCGCTTGCAAGAGGGCAGGTTTCCAAGTGCGCCAGTGCCTTATTTGGAATAAGAATGCAATGGTAATGGGGCGGCAGGACTACCAGTGGAAACATGAACCATGCCTATACGGATGGAAAGACGGAGCAAGCCATCTCTGGGCATCAGACAGAAAGCAAACTACAGTGTTGGAGTTTGAAAAGCCGCAGAAAAACAACCTGCATCCAACGATGAAGCCGATAAAGTTGTTCGATTACCAAATCAAGAACAACACAAAAGGAGATGATATAGTGCTCGACCTATTCGGAGGAAGTGGAACAACCATCATGGCTGCTGAGCAGAACGGCAGGAGAGGGTTTGTCATGGAATACGACCCGAAGTTCGTAGACGTAATTGTGGACCGGTGGGAACAGTTCACCGGAATGAAGGCGAAGAAAATTAACTAGTAAAGGAGATTAGAAAATGGCAACTACAGAAAATCTAAAGCCGCCAACAAGCACGAGCGAAGCAAGGAAAAGAGGCAAAAAAGGCGGTATTAAATCGGGTAAGGTCCGAAAAGAAAAGAAGGCAATGAAAGAGACCGCCGAAATGGTGCTAGCGCTTACCCTTAAGGACGGTACAATAACTGACCTTGCGGATATCCAGAGCATGGCAGCAGCCAATGGGAAGAATATCACAGTTCAGGATGCAATCATCTTGAAGCAGGCACAGAAGGCGCTGAAAGGTGATATCAGAGCTGCAGAGTTCATCAGAGATACCAGCGGAAACAGACCGACCAACGAACAGAGAATGGATGTAGCCGTAGACAATGGATTCATCGAAGCGCTGAACGCTGCAGTTGAGGAAGTGGAGCAATGTTCAAGTGGCAGCCACTAAGTCCGAAACAGTTCAATATCTTCTCATGGTGGAACAGCGGTAGCAAGTATTCCGATATGGACGGAATCATTGCGGATGGTTCCATCCGTTCCGGAAAGACCGTAGCGATGGGGACAAGCTTCATCATGTGGGCGATGGAAACATTCGAGGGGGAGCAGTTCGCCATATGTGGTAAGACATTAGGAGCGCTAAGAAGAAACGTGCTCTCACCGATGCAGAATGTTTTACCAGATATGGGTTATGAGATATCAGAGAGCCGCCTCGAAAACAAGTGGACGGTTAGGCACGGCGACAACGTGAACACCTTCTACTTGTTCGGAGGTAAAGACGAAAGCTCGCAGAACCTTATTCAGGGCGTAACGCTTGCGGGGGTCCTATTCGACGAAGTGGCACTGATGCCGGAATCATTCGTGAATCAGGCAACAGCACGTTGTTCTGTAGAGGGTTCTAAGTGGTGGTTCAACTGCAACCCTTCAACCCCGTTCCACTGGTTCAAGGTGAACTGGATAGACCGGAAGGAAGAAAAGAATCTTTTGTATTTGCACTTTGAATTGGACGACAACCGGAGCCTATCGGAGCATATCAAAGATAGATACCGGAGCATGTATCAAGGGGTGTTCTACAGGCGCTATATCCTCGGTGAGTGGGTAGCAGCGGAGGGCATTATCTATGACATGTTCAACGAAGACAGGCACGTTACAAAAGAGAAATATAAGCCCGTGGGCGACGTTTACGTGTCGTGCGATTATGGAATACAGAATGCAACTGTTTTCCTTATGTGGGCGAAAATAAAAGGCATATGGACATGCATTCGGGAGTATTGCTATTCCGGGCGGGAAAACCTAAAGCAGAAAACGGATGCAGAATTTGTTCAAGATATGAAGATGTGGCTAGACGGCACGATACCGAAAAGGATTATCGTGGACCCGTCAGCCACTTCTTTTATTGCCGAACTCAGAAAGAATGGTTACACGGTCAAGCGTGGAATGAACGACGTACTGGACGGCATACGGTACACGTCAACCGCACTTGGAAGAGGAGAATTGATGTTCGTTTCTGATTGCGTGAATACCATTCGGGAATTCCATTCCTATATGTGGGATTTGAAGTCAGCGGATGCCGGAGAGGATAGACCGCTGAAAGAGCATGACCACTGCATGGATGCGATGAGATATTTTACGTACACAATCATGAGACAAGAAAAAGTTAAAGTAAAAGGATTCAAAGAGGGAATCTAATGCATACAAAAAGACCATACGAATTACCAAAGCCAATCACGGCGGACCCGTCAATACTGGAGCACATCACGCCTCAGTTGATAGAGGGGTACATCAATAAGCACGAAAGCAAATTCAAGCGATATGATTACCTTGAAAACCTTTACAAGGGGTTTCACGACGTATATAGACAGCCGGAAAAGGAAAACTGGAAGCCCGACAACAGGCTGGCGGTAAACTTCCCTAGGTACATCACAGACACCTTCCTAGGCTATGCCTACGGCGTACCGATTAAGTGCACAGCACCGGAAGACTCAGAGGATGAGCGGCTGGCAGAATTCTACCGGAACAATGAAATGAACGACCACGATTCGGAAATGGCGAAAATGTGCTGCATCTATGGGCACGCATGGGAGTTCTTCTATCAGGACGAAGACACCAACACAAAAGTGGTCGCCTATAATCCGAAAGACCTTTTTTGTGTCGTCGATGATACGGTGCAGCGCCGGGCACTGATGATGATTCAGTACGGGCGGCACACGGTGGACGGCGTGAACAATGGCGTGCTTTACGGCATGGCAGCCACGGCAGACACGCTTTATTACTTTGACAACGGAAAAATCGTTGATAGGAAAGAGAACCCATACGGCTTAATCCCATGTGTCGAGTGGCGACTTAACGAGGAGCGCATCGGACTTTTTGAGGGAGTGGCTGGACTGGTGGAGACGTACAACAGGACACTGGGAGAGAAGGCAAATGATGTTGATGCTTTTGCAGAGGCTTATTTGGCTGTCATTGGGTCCGAGCTTGACGATGAAGACGTGTACCGCATCCGGGACAATAGAATCATTAACCTTTACGGCACAGATAACGCAAGGGATATTCTGGTTCAGTTCATGACCAAACCAACGGCAGACGGCACACAGGAAAATCTGCTGAATCGACTTGAAAATCTGATATATCAGATTTCTATGGTGGCGAACATCTCAGACGAACAGTTTGGAAACGCAAGCTCCGGTGTAGCTTTGGCTTACAAGTTGCAGGCAATGAGCAATCTCGCCGTTACGTTCGACCGGAAGATAGAAAAGAGTCTCAGGAAGCGTTTTAAGATATGGTCAAGTCTATCAACCAACGTGGCTGACAGAGAAGTGTGGCGGGATATCGATATCAAGTTTACCCGGAATCTTCCAAAGAACCTGCAAGAGGAAGCACAGACCGCTTCACAGCTTGAAGGTATCGTGTCGAAGGAAACGCAGCTATCCGTTCTCTCCATCGTTCCGGACGTGAAGAAGGAAATTGAAAAGATGGAAGAGGAAGAAGAGGAGCAGATGCAGCAGTTGAGCATGTATCAGCAGACCATGGGGGCAGTAAATGGCGAAAACAACGCAGGAAATATTTCTAGCACGGACGAAGGAGAATCGGGATTACTGGAGAAGTAGAGAGGACCGGCAGGCGGTTGTAAACGAGCATACGATGAAAAACATCGATGCCGAAATTCAACAGATATACGAGCGGATGGTCCCGGAAATCCAAAAGGAAATTGAATCGTTCTATCAGAGGTACGCAGATAAAGAGGGAATCAGCCTAGCCGAAGCCAAAAAGAGAGTGTCGAAGTTCGATGTAAGGGCATTCGAGGCACGAGCGGCGAAAATGGTCAAGGAACGTGATTTCAGCGATGAGGCTAACGAGCTTATGCGGCTGTACAACGCAACCATGAGGATTAATCGGCTGGAGCTTTTAAAGGCGGATATCGGACTGCACATGATAGACGGATTCGACGACCTAGAGAAACTGACAGGCGAAAAGCTGACCGAGGAAGCCGTGAAGGAATTCGAAAGACAAGCGGGAATCTTAGGGAATGGCGTAAAAGGTGCATCCGAAAGAGCTAAAAGCCTAGTGGGGCAGTCCTTCATGAATGCCACATACAGTGAGCGCATATGGAGCAATCAGGAAGCCTTAAGAAATAAGCTATCCACGATACTCACAAAGGGCTTGATTGGTGGGAAGAGCTATCAGAGCCTTGCGGCGGAGATTCGGAAGGATTTCAGCGTATCGGCACGGGAGGCAATGAGACTGGTTCGAACTGAAATGGTCCGGGTGCAGACACAAGCTCAGATTGATTCGTACAAGGCGAACGGATGGGAAGAGTTCGAATTCCTAGCATACGGCACGGCATCGTGTGAAATCTGCAACGCCCTAAACAAAAAGCATTTCAAGATATCGGATTTTCAACCGGCAGAGAATGCGCCGCCCATGCATCCGAACTGTAGATGCAGGACGGCACCGTATGAGAATGAAGAAGAGTATCAGAAGTGGTTGGATTCATTCGGAGGTGGAAACAAAGAAGAAATAGGAAGCCCGATAAACGGAGAAACAACAGCACCATTTTACAAGGCAGGGAAGTTGGTGCTAGAATTAGTGCTAGGAAGTCCAATGACACATGAGGAAGCTGATTCTGGGAACTGTAATCCGAACTATGACGGAATAAAAGGCAGTCCGTATTTTAGAAACTGTCAATCATGCGTTCCAGTATATGAGCTAAGGCGAAGAGGGTACAATGTAGAAGCACTACCAAGAGGAACGATGGAACAACAGGTGCTTGCAAGAGGTGAGTGGAACTTCTGGAAGAATGCTGATGGTACAGCTTGCCGGGAAAGTGATACCATAAAGCCGCCAAAGGCAAACATGAATTCACTTGAAATGGCAAACTGGATGAATGAAGTTATCGGAGAGGGGCAAAGATTTTCATGGAGCTTCTTTTATGGTTCTGACCGAGGACATATTATTACAATCTACAAAGAGAATGGAAAACTCAGAATGTATGACCCACAAACGAACACGAATTATACAGGGGAACAATTTCTGACAATGCTTAAAGAATATGGAAAAGGGAAAAACCGTTTATTCAGGCTAGATGATAAATCACCGATGGAAGAATATGCTGGAGGAATCATGAAGGAGCACAAGAAATGACGGATGCGGAAAGATTAGAAAAATGGTATGAAGAGCAGAATTTTCTACCGGGGGTAAAGAGCGTTTTTAAGAATGTTTATGACAATTACTATATACAAGACCATGAAGAACCAGTTTTTTATGGGAGACCAGAAGTGTATAAGGTAGTAGGAGATGATTTTATATTCGTTCATGGAGATGAATATGAGCATGTTCTATGGGTATATGCAGGTTCACCAGAGCCAGTTAAACCCGAAGATGTACCAGAGTTCTTGAAGTAGTCCTAAAACGGCTTTAAACGGCTTTTAAATCACAACTCAATAAATTATACCTAAGTCAGAAAATCGTTCTTTACAGGGCGATTTTTTATATACCCTTTTTCGGGTGAGTCCAAGCATTCACGACATTAAACTGTATGGAATATCAAGCATTGCGATGTAAAACACATGGAGGAAATTATGGCAGAAGGAATGAACAATCAGAACACAAGCGCAAACACTGAACCGAAAACTGAACCGAATACCGAGCCGAGCACTCAGACCGAGCCAACCGGCGGAGCGGACCCGGAAAAGAAGTATTCGGATGCAGACCTTGATAAAATCATCGGTCAGAAGTACGCAAAATGGAGCGAAAAAACCGATAAGGCTATCGAGGATGCCAAAGCGGAGGCGGTCAAGCTGGCGAAAATGAACGCAGAGCAGAAAGCCGCCTATGAATCAGAGCAGAAGGACCGCAGAATTGCGGAAATGGAAGCACAGCTCCAGAAAATCGCACTGGGCAAGGTTGCCGGGGAGATTCTCAAGGAGCAGGGCATGGATGCTACACAGGACATTCTGGACATGGTCGTAGGCACCACCGCAGAGGACACAAAAGCACAGGTGGAAGCGTTCGTGAAGCTGGTCAATGCACAGGTTGAAATCCGGGAAAGACAGCGGGCGACAGGTACCACGCCGAAATCTTACACCGGAGCGGAACCACTGAGCGAAATTGAACAGCGGATTGCAAAGTACAGGAAGTAAAAGGAGTAATTTATGGCAGGTGAAAACAATAATCAGGCAGTAAGACGTTATACCAAGGAGTTTAAGGACCTTATGCAGGCAGTATTCCAGAGCAGAGCGTTCTTTGGAGACTTTTTCGGCGGCGATATCGAGGCACTGGACGGAATTCAGGAAAATCAGACCGCATTCAGCGTTAAGACTTCCGACATTCCGGTAGCGGTAGGCACTTACAGCACCGAGGAGAACACTGCATTCGGAACCGGAACGGGAAAGTCCAACAGATTCGGCAACAGAACCGAGATTATCTATACCAATGCGGATGTTCCTTACAGCTGGGGCTGGAGCTTCCACGAAGGAATCGACCGGAACACGGTTAACAACGACTTCAACACGGCGGTGGCTGACCGTCTTGAGCTGCAGGCACAGGCAAAGACAAATCAGTTTAACACTCATCACGGTAAGTTCATTTCCGATAGCGCTGCTGAAACAATCGAGGCGGCAGCACTCACCGAGGAAGAGGTCGTAAAGGCATTCAACGCCCTCGCAAAGTACTTTGTGAACATTGGGGCAGTTGGTACCAAAGTAGCAAAGGTTACGCCGGATGTATGGAACATCATTGTTGATTCCAAGCTCATGACTACCTCTAAGGGTAGTTCTGTTAACGTGGACAACAACACCGTGAACACCTTCAAGGGTTTTCAGCTTGAGGTTATTCCGGATGAAATGTTCCAGAAGAACGAGTGCATTTACGCTTACATCACCGGAATCGGCAAGGCGTTCACCGGCATTCAGACTGCTAGAACCATCGAATCCGAGGATTTCGACGGTGTGGCACTGCAGGGCGCCGGAAAAGCTGGTGAGTACATTCTCCCGGCTAATAAGAAGGCGGTTGCAAAGGTTACAGCTACGGTAGCATAGGAGGTTAGTAATGGGTTATGTGGTTATTCATCGGTTCGCAGACACGCAGGATGTGACCGAAACGAAAAACGGTTCAATTCCGTACATTTATGAAATCGGTGACGAGTTCCCACGAGCTGGAAAGCGTGTAAATAAGGGCAGAATTGAAGAGCTGGCGGGTTCGAAAAACAAGCCGGGCTTTCCACTGATTGAGTACACCGAGGAGTGCAACACAAAGACCGTGAAAGGCAAAAGGACGAAGTAGTCGGAAAGGCACGACATGGAAGACTTGTTAGAATTGCTCAATATGCAGAATGCCAGAGACGAACAGAGGAAGAAGCTGCAAACCATTATGGATATCACGAGCGACAGACTGAAAGTAAAGCTGGGCACTGATGAGGTGCCCGCTCAGCTGTCGTACATCGTGACGGAGGTATCCATTATTCGATTCAACAGGATTGGTTCAGAGGGGCTTTCTTCCCATACCGTCGAAGGCGAATCACAAAGTTTCAGCGGAGACGATTTTTCGCCTTACGAAAGCGACATTCAAGCGTGGATTGATGAAAACAAAGGCACGTCAAGAAGGGGGAGGATTCGGTTTATATGAGATTTGGTACACAGGTGTACTTTCGCATCGAAAAGTCAGATTACAACGCTCAAACGGGCGATTATGACCGTCTGAAAGTGTTCGAGGTGCCGGCTAGAGCTTCAGTAAACCAAACAGAAACCGCAATGATTCGGATGGTATACGACAGCATACCGCAGGAATCCTTGACGGTCCGGCTGCAAAACAAATATGAGAAGCCGTTCGACTATATCCGAATCGGCGAAAAGCTCTACAAGGTGGACAAGCGAATCGACTTATACACCAAACAAGCGTTCATTGTTTCGGAGGTACAGCATGGGCGTTGATATTAAATGGGAAGGTCTCGACAAGCTGCAGGACAACATAGAAAAAGCCGCCACACTGGACGACATTAAAAGAGTTGTACGGCACCAAGAAAAAACCTTGCTGGAGACAGCGCAAGAGCACGCCGTCAAAAAGTCAGCTGGCGGTGAATTTTACGGAGGTTATAGCGGAATTGAGCGGTCACAGGGCGGAATTTATGACGACCTAAAGACGGACCTTTACCTAGAAGGTCTAGCGGTTGGCATTCAGTCGCTTAAGGACTATTCGGCTTGTGTCGAGTACGGAACAAGGCGGCAGCCACCGGAGCCGTTCATGGAGCCAACAGCACGAGAAGCGGGAGAGAAGTTTGTGAGAGATTTGAGGAAGTTGTTTAAATGATGGATGCACAGCAAAGCCTTTTTACAGGATTGAAATTGAAGATTGAAGCACTCGGATTAGACGTGTATGACGGCGGTATGCCTTCTGAGGATGAGCCATACCCTTTTGTGTATCTCGCAGATAACACGATGCGGGATATGATGGTTAAGGGAAGCGGAATCGGCACGGTATCGCAAAACATCCATGTATGGCAGAACGATTCGAAAAAGAGAGGCACGCTCTCACGGATTGCTGCAGAAGTGATGGAGGTTTGCCGGGAGTTCGAGGAGTACGGCGGCACTGGCTACACATTGCGGAGCTTGAGTCAGAAAATCATATCAGACAACAGCACGGCGGAACCGTTGATGCACGCAATTATCGAGGCAGAATATTACTACAGCTAAAGAAGGAGAAGAATTATGGCAACAGCGATTGCAGGAAAGAAAATCATTTATCTTTACCGACTTCTTGAGGATGCATCGAAGGAAGCAGCAAAGCAGATTGCATTTGTAACCGAGAACGGCAGAACGAAGTCGAAAGATGCGGATTCTACAGCAACGAAGGACGGCACTATTCGGACCCCGGCAACAGCGGAGGTTGAAATCACGTGCACTTCCATTCTGGCAAAGGGTGACACAATGCTGGACAAGCTGGAATCTGCATTGGATAATGACAAATTGATTGAAGTATGGGAAGCGAACATGGATGAGCCGGTTGAAAGTAAGACAAACCAATACAAGGGCACTTATTTTCAGGGGTATCTGACAGAGATTGAGAGAACAGCCAACGCTGAGGATATGGTTGAAGTATCTCTCACCTTTGGTATCAACGGAGCGGGAGCAAAGGGCAACGTTACCGTAACAGACACGCAGGCAGACATGGCTTCCTATGTATTCAAAGACACTACAGTAGGAGCATAGGTTTTAAGCGGGCGGGGGACGATTGTTCCCCGCTTTTGGTATATGGAGGATTAAATATGTACGATATCGAAATCAACGGCACATCATACCCGGTTAAGTTTGGAATGAATTTCATTAGAGAGATTAATCAGAGAGTCATTGTTCCAATGGATGCATGGGGCGGAAAAGAAGAGAATGTTGGACTAAATTATTACATTGCAAAGCTCATGGATGGGGACCTTGAAGCGCTGCAGCAGATTATTTTTGTAGCGAACAAAACAGAGGCTCCAAAGCTGAATATCTCCATAATTAATGATTGGTTCGAGGACGAGAACACCGATATTGACGAAGTGTTTAAGAAGGTGACCGATTTTTTGTCGGAAGCGAACTGTACGAAGAAGGCGTACAGGACCATCAAGAAAGCGGTGGAAGAGCAGAACCAGAACTAAAGTCTATGACCTTTGAAAAGCTGATAGAAAAAATCACAGAAGATTGTTTCAGGTTTTTCGGGTTTCGGAGTTTTGACGAAGTGGACCGGCTGACGTTCCCGGAATATGAACTGCTTTGCAAGGCGCACAAGTTGAGCACGGTGGACAAAGATATGTGGGTGCACAAACTCGCCTATCTGAACTTCATGGCTAAGGCAAGCCGGAAAGCAGGAAAGACACGGACCAAGCCGGTTTATGAAACTTTCGATAAGTTCTACGACTATCAGAAGGAACTGGACAAGGTAGAGCGGGAATACGACACGGAGCGGAATGAAAGGTTCCTTGCTATCAGTCGAAAAATGAAAGAAGAAAGGAGGGAAGAATGAGCAATGCAGACTATATTGTAACCGCCGTCCTAATGGCAAAGGATAGGAACTTTCAAAGCACGTTCGAGGCGGCAAACAAGACAACGCAGACTCTCGGAGGCAAGATTAAGAGCGGTCTCGGATTCGGAGCGCTCGCCGGAATCGGCGCAAAGGCGGTTGGCGTTGTGGGAAGCGGTCTAAAAAGTCTTGTGTCAGAGCTGGATAATACCAACAGTGCGTGGACGTCTTTTGCATCCAACATGGCTATGTCAGGCATGGGCGACACGAAAATCAAGGAAACACAAAAAGACTTACAGGATTACGCAAAAAAGACCGTATACACATCAAAAGATATGGCAGCGACATTTGCACAGCTCTATGCAGTTAACCGAAAAACATCACCAAGCCTTGTTAAAGGCTTCGGAAACGTTGCGGCGGCGGCACAGAACCCGACACAGGCAATGAAAACGTTATCCATGCAGGCAACGCAGATGGCAGCAAAACCAAAAGTTCAGTGGGAAGATTTCAAACTGATTCTTGAGCAGACCCCTGCCGGAATGTCAAAGGTTGCGAAAGCAATGGGCATGACAACAACAGAGCTTGTCAAGAATGTTCAAGACGGCAAAGTCAAGACAGAAGACTTCTTCAAGGCGATGGAAAAGTTGTCGGAGGATAGCGACCTATCTAAGATGGCGCAAAGCTATAAAACGATAGGGCAAGCGGCAGACGGCTTGACAGCTACACTGTCAAAGGGACTGGCACCGGCGTGGCAGGTAATTTCCGACGTTGCCATTGGTGGAATCACAAAGTTGATGGGCGTTGTAGATAAAGGCATCGGAGGACTATCAAAAATCTTCAAAGGGACCGGAAAACAACTACAAAAAACAGCCGGAGCCTTTGAACGGTTCGCCGGTACCCTTAGCCGGAACAAAGGCGTGATGGATATTCTCAAACTGACGGCAAAAGCCACGTCAGCGGCTCTTAATGCCCTTCTTAAGGTCATTGAGAAGGTGTCTAACGGTCTGAACAAACTGACAAAGATAGCGCCGTGGCTTCCGAAGATTGCCATGGGATTCGGCGCAATCAGTGCCGTCATGAAAAAGACAACCGGAAAGGGACTTTTAAGGACCATGGGTGAGCCGCTTGTTAAGAAGCTGACCACAACGGTTAAAGGGTTGAATATCTTCAAGCGGAGCGCCAAAAAAGCCACAGAGGAAGTGGGCGAAACACTGGCAGAAGGTGCAGCCGGAATGTCCAATGCAGGAAAGGCGGCATCCTCGACAGGGGAGACGGTCGCAAAGACAGGGAACAAGCTTATGCAGGCTGCAACAACTTTCCTTGTATTCGGCGCTGCAATTCTTGTAGTAGCCGCAGGTTTTTGGGTGCTCGCACAGGCGGCAACGACGGTAGCAAATGGAGGACCGGCAACAATCGCCGTGTTCTTTGGCATGATAGCAGCCATCGCAGCTTTAGCGTTTGTTTTCTCCACTCTCGGAGAAGGCTTAAACCTTGCTATTCCGGGAATGGTCGCTTTTGGAGCAACAATAGCACTTGTCGGAATCGGCGTAGCGCTTATTGGTGCCGGAGTATACCTATTATGTGCCGGAATCGTTAAACTGGCGGGCGCACTTCCGGCGATTGCATCAACGGGAGTTGCGGCGGCTGGCGGATTGCTTGCTTTAGCCGGCGGATTGCTTGCAGTTGTAGCAGTTGCGGCGGTTGCCGGTGCCGTGCTAGTGGTTCTCGGGTCCGTTGCGGGCGTTGCGGGTGCCGGAATCCTTGTGTTACTGGCGGCTGGAGTTGCCGTAGCGGCTGTTATGCTCATTTTTGCGGCAGCGCTAAAGCTAGTCAAAACGCAGGTATCGGGCATCGCCTCACAGTCAAAAAAAGCGGCATCCAGTTTGAAACAGATGGTTACAAGTGTGAGTGTCGTTAAGTCCGGATTAGGCGCACTTAAGAGCCTTGCATCTGGCGCAATGTCCGCCTTAAAGAGTGCTTTCAGTTCGGGAGCATCAGGGGCAAAATCGGCGGCGGCTTCCATCGGTAAGAATTTTCGTTCTGGCATTTCAAGCGGAATGAGAGGCGGAGTAAGCGCCGCAAGAAGCGGAATGCACGCAATCAATAGCGCAATGTCGGGAGAAGCCGGGAAGGCTCATACCGTGGGCGTGAACATCGGCAGGGGACTTGCTAATGGTATCCGTGCCGAAATTCCGGCAATCAGAGCGGCGGCGGCAGCAGCTTCAAGCGCTGCAACCGTAAAGATGCGGAAGACGACGAAGGAGCATTCACCTTCAAGAATAACCCATAAGATTGGTGCATTCCTATCAATGGGTTTAGTTAACGGTATGGAATCCAAGAAGCGTGACATTAGCCGCATGGCTGCAAAGCTGGCGAACATGGCTACACTGAGTCCTAGCAGAATGGCATTTGCCGGAGATTATAGCTTGAACGACACATGGGACTATACCAGTACCGCAAACTACGAAATCACGGTAGTGTCCGAGCTTGACGGAAAGGTGGTATCTAAGCAACTGGCGCCTACTATGCAGCAGGAACAGAACCGATTGACCACCAGAGCAAACAGAAGGAGAGGTATCAGATAGTGTACGTATTCCGAGACACAACGGAGGTAGGGACTTTATTGTCTCTACCTTCCGAGGCGGTAATGATTAACGGCGAATACATCGAAGATGAGAATTCATCGCTGTATATCGAAGGTTACCGCACATTGTATACAAAAGGCAGGGAGAGCCTTAAAAAGGACCTTAAAACAGAAGAAATCGGAAGCCGGAACGGAACGAAAATCAAAACGACACGATACCCGGAGAGAGAAATTATTGTCGGGTTTCAACTTGTCGCAGAAGATAACGAATCGTTCCGGAGCGCCTTCAACAAGCTGAATGGGATTCTCGATAGAGAAGAGAGTCAGTTCATCTTTCATGATGAAGAGGATATGTTCTTTGTTGGAACGCCGTATTTTGAGGGCGATATCGAGGAAGGACGGAACGCCGTAAAGGGAGAGTGGACAATCTACTGTCAGGACCCGTTCAAGTATTCGGTTGATGAATATGAAGCGGAATCATTTACGGATATAGACGGAAATACAACCATGATGGTTGAATACGGCGGAACGGTCCCGGCGCATCCGGCATTCAAAGCAAGTTTTTACACAACAAAGCCGGAAGTTGACGAAACCAACGCCGATGATACCAGCTACCAAGGAAACGAAGACGAAAAGCTGGGCGAACTGGGTAATTGCGGATACGTTGCGTTTTTTGATAGCAATGAGCACATTTTGCAGTTTGGCGACCCGGATATTTCCATCGAGAAGCCGGCAGAAGTGCAGCCTATCAGGGTGTCGCAGGAGTTCACGCAAGCGGGCAACTTTGGAAGCGCTATTCAGCAGCTGTGGAAGCCGAATCAGAGCGGCACAGGGTATTCCGGCGCACCTATCGAGGGCGGTTTTTATGAAGCATATGGCGCCAATTCCACGCCTTCCGGAACTACCAGCGGGGCGATTATCGGCTATAAGTGGGATGCCAAAAAGAAAACATGGGTTTCAAGTCCGGTGTCTGACAGTTCAGGAAGTGCACCGAGCGTTAAATACAAGATGTACTACAAAGCGACCGGAAGAACAGCTAGTTCGGTAAAGCTCACGGTGGATATTACCGCCGTCGTTGGTTCGGTCAGCGGAAAGGTAAAAAAGAACTGGAAGAAAGCAAAGCTGCAAGCGGTTCTTACGGTGGCGGGCAAGAGCTACACAAAAACAATCAAGGCTGGCGGCAAATCGTGGGGCAAAGGCTCGCACAAGGTGCCGTACACGTTCACGGTGTCGGACATTCAAGCCGGGACCATTGACCTATCCTGCAAGGTGGAGGTGAAGGAATCCGGAGCGAAAGGGTCAGCCGGAAAGCTGAGTTCTCGGAGCGGAAACACAATCACAATCCCGACTTATACCGACAAAACACCGACCAACTACTTCTTGAAATCAAGCTATGGAAGCGTAACACAAAGCGGATGGCACGGGGCAACAATCACAAGGGAGTTGCCGCCGGATGAGAACGGAACCAGCGGCGCAGAATTCTACAGCATTGATGCATCGGTCAAGTTTTCCATCGGGTCTAGTGCCAACGATGTTACACAATGCGGAATGCTTGAAGTTATGGCGCTGAATAAAAGCAATGACATAGTAGCCGGTATCCGAGCGTATAAGTCAAGTCGGGGCAAGAATGCGACTATTCAGTATGTATGGCAGAATGAAGTTGTCGACAAGACGACCACCTTCAACGCAGATAACAAGAATAGCAACCTTACAGTTAAGATTGAGGGCGGATGGTACATGATATCCTACAAATTCGGGAGCGCCACGAGCGAATTTTACCCGTTCCCGGCAATTTACAATTTCGAGGACACCAACGTCACAAAGGTTGTAATTGCCGCTTACCAGTGGAAGGCACAACCGCCGATGGATTGGCTAGGCGTTAGAAATCTATCGTTTTATGGTCGACCAAAGACTAGCGAAAATTCGACAGAAATTCCATTTCAAAACGGAGATATCTTGACGGCAGACGGAAAGACCGCCACTGTAACCATGCTGAGGCACGGAAGCGACGAAGGCGTAAAGCGCCCGGACCTTGGAGCGCTGGGGAACGACTGGGAAACGCTAGTTTTAACGCCCGGAACGAATTCAGTTCACACGTCCTATTCGGCGTGGGCGGGGCAGCAGCCATACATTAGGCGGTGCCGGTCCGATGAAGCTTACGGCAGGGATTATTACCAACAGCTTGATTCAGACACTCCATACGATAGCGGGATTGAATATTACAATTCGGCGAAAGAGCGGGTATATCCGACTGAGGAAGAGTATAACGCAAACCCGACAAGCTATTATCAGTTCAGCGATGCGGGCACGAATCCGACCGTCTACTGCAATTCAAGCGGCACGGTGTACAGCACGCAGCCTACATACGAACAGTGGGCGGCGAATCCGTCGGAGTATTACGTGAGCGAATCAACAGCGCCAAAGTTCTCAATGACCTATAGAGAGGTATTCATATGATTTTATATTTTGCAGATAAAAACTTTAAAATTCTCGGAACAGCTTCAACCAGTTTGTCGGGCGGCTATGTTATCACCGACGACACGAAAAAGGAAGAAGTGGAAACAGGAATTGCAACGCTCGATTGCACAGTCGCCTATACCGACGACACGAGAGCTGACATTGAAAGTTGGTGCAGGGCGGGGAACTACGTATTAGCCTACTACGGCAAAGAAACTGCAGCCGATATGGATATTGTGAATCTCTTCATGATTACAACCACGGAGCTGTCCGTATTGGACCACACAATCAAATTTGAATCGGAGGATTCCGGGCTAGACCTGCTGAACAATCTTGCTAAGGAGTACACCGGAACGGAACAGATGAGTGCAGCGGATTACATCAATAAGTTTCTTGAGAAAACAGGTTTTCGCTTGAGAAATAACAACGTTTCGAAGAACCCGAAAAAGCTTGAATGGACTAGCACCGATACGGTAACAAAGAGGCTTGCGGATATTGCGGAGAAGTTCGAAATTGAGCTTACCTATGGATTCAGCGTTAAAGGCTTGACCGTGTCGGATAGGTGGGTTGATATCGCAGATGAAACAGGGAGAGACACAAAAATCAATCTGTACATCAACAAAGAGGTGAACAATATCACCGTAAAGAATACCATCGAGAACCTAGCGACAGCGCTTTATGCAACCGGAAAGGACAACTTAACGCTTATCGGCTTCACAATTCCGGAGGCAGATAAAGACAAGTACCAGATTGACCCGGACGGAAACCTTGTATCACTCGAAGCGCTGACAAAATGGGCAAGAGTGGACTATTCGAGTAAAGATTCTTTCAGCGGTAATTTGTATCAAAAATTCGAATCCTCGGACACGGCTTCACAGGCAGACCTTTACAAGATGGCAAAAGAAAAACTGGATTCCATTTCGGATATTGAGACCAACTACGAAGTGGACATAGCAGACCTGCCGCCGGGGGTAGGGATTGGTGACCGTGTGAACATCGTGGACGATGCCGGGAACACTTACATTTCCGGTCGAATACTTGAACTTGAAACATCTGTCACCGACGGAACGAAGAAGGCTACACTGGGAGAGTATGTAATCAAGGATAGCGGCATTTCGGAGCTAGTGGAGAGTCTAGCAAGCAGTTTTGCCAATCTGTCAAAGGTCCGGGAGCTGTACACATGGATTGCTTACGCCGATACTATCGACGGTGACGGATTCTCATTTTCCCCGGAAGGGAAAGAGTACCTTGGTACCGCCGTTAATCAGCTGACGGAGGAAGCAGGAACGGACCCGGCAGTGTATAAGTGGGTCAAGACCAAAGGCGAACAGGGAGAAAAGGGGCAAACCGGAGCGCCGGGCGAAAAAGGAGACCCCGGAGAAGATGGATACAGCCCAACGGTAGACCTTAGCACAGGCGAATCAGGTAGCACGATGTTAACCGTGACCAATAAAACCGGAACGTCAAGCACGGAGCTTAAGGACCAAGCAGCCCGGAACGATGCTAACGATGCTCGCAATTATGCAGATAATTACATCAATTACGACGAAACCGGAACGATGATAGCAGCGGAAGCCGTAAAACCAATAGCAGCTTCGAAAAACAACGTTCTACTCACCGATAAGGATGTACAGATTCGAGACGGGCAAAAGGTGCTTGCCTCTTACGGAGAGACCATTGACATTGGCGGGGAAAGCGAACAGCATGTAACAATCGCAAAAGACAAAATGGCGGTAAACGCCGGACCAGAAAGCTTATTCAGCGTTGACAGCTTCAAAAGCGGAACGGAAATAATCAGCACTTGGATTAATACAGATAAGCTTACGCCGACCGAAGATATCTACCCGGAAATATCAGACAGCATCGCTTTTTCGGTAGAAGATATAAATAGAACGATAGACCTAGACGGAAGCTATAGCTATTCGTATAATTACAGCTTCTATAATAAGGGAGCTAAGCGAGTATGGTTTGAGCTTGAAGGCGGAGGAACCATAACAATCAATGAGGCTGTTGGTGGTAATAGCCTCCATTACGAAGAATTTAGCAATAGCGGTAATGAGTACTATAACGGCTTCGAACTTGCTACAAGCGAAAAAATTACGAGAAAGGATATCATAGCGCTACGAGCATCATACGATATAGAATTTAATCCGGCTATCGTGGACATTGGACAATATCGAACAAAAGACGTAATCAACTATATGGGAATGAATCTATACGATTTCAAAGCGCTGAAAATTGGCTCAGGAATTGCATCCGAAAACAATAGGAGAGATGCATTTACAGTTGACTTTCTTGGAAACGGCTATTTCGGAAACACGCTGAATGTTGAGCAAGATATTCGTGCTATGTATATAGGCACAGCGCAAGTTGATGCTAATAAGATAGCAGCCGAAAACATATCAGCCGAAAACATATCAGCGGACAATATTACGATGAACATACAACGTGGTACTGGAAAAATAACCCTAACAACCGGAGCAGTGGGTTTTCAGCCACGTTGGTATCGGTGCGGAAACATTGTTCAGATGGAAGTTTCGACAAAATGCGCCGGAGAAGTAGCAAGCGGAGCAAATATCGCCGCCGGAAAGATTACGGGAGTTCCAAAGCCTATAACAAAATCGGGTGTTCGTGCCGTGTCGTATTACGGCAACAATTCGAACATCTCATATATGGGTTCAGATGGTACGTTTTATGCCCGTAACGCTGGAGCGGATGCGCTTAAAAAGAACAATGACTGCATTGGCGGATTTACGTACATCACAGACGGAACCATGCTATAGGAAGTGCTGCAGGAGCAGGTCATGACCGCAAAAGAAGATGATTAACGGAATGCCACCTATGCGGTGGCTTTTTCGTTGCAAAAAATCAAGAAGGGAGGTGATACCATGCGAATGTACGTTACTACCGAGGATGTTCTTTGGCTTGCGGGTGCAATCGTGGCTATTTCGGCGGCTATCAAAGTCGTATGCGGTGCAATCGAGCAATTCCGGAAGCCGAACAAAACACAGGATGCGAGAATAGCAGAATTGGAGCGGAAAGCTGTTAATGATTACAACAGACTCAACCAGTTGGAAGAAGGAAACATCATTACACAGCGGGCACTTTTGGCACTTCTGGCGCACGGAATTGATGGGAATGATATCGAGGCGATGCGGAAGGCAAAAGCAGAGCTGACGGACTATCTAATCGAACGTTAGGATAGGCTAAAAACGCCATTATTTAGCTCCTAACAGCTTTAAATCAGTTAACCTTATAACTTATCACTAATATATTTTAAAACGCTTAAAACAGCGGAAAAGGAGAAGAAAATGGATATTTCTATTGTGAACGATTACTTTGTACCGGCGGTAGTTGTGATGTGCCTTTGCATCGGCTACATCATGAGAAACTGGATGCCAACGGACAACAAGTGGATTCCAACGGTGCTGTTTGTCGTCGGAATCGTATGCGGAATCGTGGTAGACGGTCTGACCTTTACGGCGGTAGTTTCCGGTGCAGTTTCCGGATTGGCGGCAGTCGGATTGAATCAGGCTTTCAAGCAGGCATTGGGCTTGAATGTTCGCCCGGACATTGAAACCACCGAGGAGGAGGTTCAGGATTACGAACTGGCAGAGGAAGAGGATGAAGCAGAAGAAGGTGAAGATGATGAGTAAGACGATTGCGGTACATTGTGGGCATGGCGTGAGCTTGGACGGAAGCTGGGATTCCGGTTGTGTATATAAGGGGCATTCCGAGGCGAAATTGATGTTAGCCATCACGAAGGCGGCGGTCAAGTATTTGAGAGCTTCCGGTGTAAAGGTACAGTCGGATGCAGACCATGGGAATAATAAAAACATGATTGCCGATGTACGACAGGCGAACAATTCCGGCGTTGCTATGTACTTGTCTATCCACTGCGATTATTCCGGCGCCCCGAGGGGCGTTATGCCGCTGTACGTGTCCGGAAGCGGAAAAAAGCTTGCTAAGTGCCTTGAAAAGACCATTAAAAAAGATATGGGTATGAAATCACGGGGAGTACAGAAGAGAACTGACCTTTTTGAGCTGAACGGTACGGACATGACAGCGTGTATCCTCGAAACCGGAAGCATTAAGGGCGATTTGGCTACACTGAGAGACCATCCGGACAAGTACGGAAAAGCCATCGCAAAGGGCGTGTGCAGCTACTTTGGCGTGCCTTTCAAGGATGGAAAGAAGAAACCCAGTAAAGAAATCTACCGTGTAAGAAAAACATGGAAGGATGCAAAGAGTCAGAAGGGCGCTTTTTCGTCACTAGAAAATGCAAAGAAATGTGCCGATAAAAACGGCTACTCTGTTTTTAACAGTAAGGGGAAGGCGGTGTATCGTGGCAAAAAGTAGGAAGATAAACAGGACTTACGTTGTTATCAAGGCTGACCCCCTGCGGGTCAAGCCTTCTTACAAGTCGAAGCGGGAAAAGACTCTCGCAGTTGGAACGAAGGTACACGCCACAAGGATTAAAGGCTATTATATCTACGTTCCGGCACTTAAGGGATGGACCATCTGGAAGGACTCAAAGGGGCAGAAGTACGTCCGGCTGGTATCGGTTCCGAAAAGCACAAAGGTTGACAAGTTCCTATCTGCACTGAAAACCAACGCCGCAAAGATGATTAAGGCACATGTGAAGTATTCGGCGAACCATGCCTGCAAGAGCCTAGCAAGCGCCTTGAAGAATAAGAGAACGAACTGTGCTACATATGTTTCGTTTGGCTTGCAGTCAATCGGCGTGCTTCCGAAAGGAAAATACATTTGGCTTGATACAAAGATTCACGGGTCCGGAAGCTCCATCATCCGGAAGAAGGCAAAAATCGCATACCCCCGGAAGTCGTGGAGATATGCAAAGCTTAAGAAGGGCGATATTTGCGGTTTTGCCAACAAACCACATACAATGGTCTATGCCGGCAAAAGCAAACACGGCTATCCGCTGTGGTATTCGGCGGGCGGTTCCGATGTGAAAGCCAAAAACTACGGACCGAAACGAAAGAAAAGTTATGAGAAGCGGAAAATTTATGTGAGGATTCGGTTGAAGTAATGACAAATGAGGTAATATGGACAAAAATAGTGCTTGAGCGATTCATAGAACAAGCGAATTTGTCAGAAGACGAAGAAATCGTGATTCGGACACGGGCGGCAGGGCGGAGCAGAATTAAGCAGGCAATGGAGCTGAATCTATCGGTATCAACGATTGATAGGATTATCAGCAGGTTAAAACGGAAGTATGACGAAGTACAGGCATCCGACCCAATCCTACCCCCACGACAACGTGGAGTATACAAGTGAATAATGTGACAGGAAGACGGCAGTTAATCGAAAGATTAGCTGCCGTCTTTTTTTTTATCATTAAATCATAAACAGAAAGGAGAAAAGCCATGTACGGATTCTATCAGCAGCCATACGGCGGCAGTGAACAGCTTATTCGGGTGACTGGACTTGACGGCGCTAAAGCGTATCAGATGCGCCCTAATAGTGCCGTGGCGCTATTCGATGGTGCAGAAGATATCTTCTATCTCAAATCAACCGATGGTGCCGGTTTTCCAACGATTCGGGTCTTCCGGTTCGAGGAAGTCACAGTTACACCAGCAGCGCCGGAGTATATCACCAAAGCAGAGTTTGAAAAGTTCAAGGAGGAATTTTTAAATGGGCAGCAGCATATTCAGGAATCAGAACAACCAAATCGGAGAGCTAGCAAACAAGGCAAAAGCAATGATGAATGATTCAAAACAGATGCAGAACGTAATGGGTTTGTTATCCGGAAAAGGAATGTCAGCGGAACAGATGGTCCGGTCCATCTGTAGAGAGCGTGGAATCGACGTGAACGAATTCATGCGGAGCATCAAATAACAGGATTCTTATTTATAAAAATCGCCAAAATTTTAAATACCAATCAGTTTTAACACTTGCAAGTGAAAAATATTTTAATTATTTATTCGGAACATCCGAAGGAAGGAGAAGAAAATGGAAAACATGAGCTTGTCTGACATTGCCGCCGTGACAAAGGATAATGATGATTATTTTGGCAACGGTGGAATGTGGATTTTCGCTTTGCTGATTCTCATGATGATGGGAGGCGGATTCTGGAATAGAGGGAATCAGTCTGAACCAGTGACGGAAGCGGGATTGTGTAATGCGATGAACTTCAACGGTCTGGAGAACAGCGTGGGAAGACTGAACGATAGCCTTCAGAACGATTACATGGGCGTGCAGAACGGCATTTCAAATCTCGGTTATGAGACTTTGAGAAACTTCAATGAGACGCAGAACAGAATTTCTGACTGTTGTTGCATTACCCAGCGTGGTATTGACGGAGTGAATTATAACGGAGCAATCAATACGGCGAACATCAATGCGAACACTACAGCACAGACTCAGAAGATTCTTGACGCATTATCTCAGAACAAGATTGAGTCGTTACAGGCACAGGTTACACAGCTTCAGATGCAGAATGCAATGTGCGGTGTTGTAAGATACCCTAGCGCTACTACTTATTGTAGCGGTGCTAATCCGTTCGGTGCCTGCGGATGCGGAAACGCTATTTAATAGGGTGTAAAGGCATATAGCCAAGGAGGAAATTATGAGTTGCAAAAGTGCGATTTATGCAGTGAACACAAGCACGGCGACGATTCCGGAAGGTGGAACCTATCAGCCGAATACCATCATTAGAAGGTTTGGTCAGTGCTGCCAAATGGCGAATAACGCCATGGAGCTGAACGGTCAAGGCTACTATGATGTTGCGGTCACGGCTACGGTGGTAGGAACTGCGGTAGGAAACGTCACAATGGCGGTTTATCAGGACGGTACAGCCGTTCCCGGAATGAATGCTACACAGACCATCAAGGCAATCGGCGATACCGTCACGCTTGGAATAAGTGGCATCGTGCGGGTGTACTGCGGTAAGAACAGTTCGACTCTTACTATTGTTCTCGGCGGTCAGGCGGTCACCGGAAACAATCTAGCTATTGATATCACAAAGCAGTAAGAGAACAAATGTTCTTGCATGAACTTTGAAAGAGGTGTATAATATAACTGTGAATTTTACCATGCGTTCTAGGTATCATTGAGCGCCTCCTTTCATTAAATACGAGTTCTATGGAAAAAGAGTCGGAGTTATCCGGCTCTTTTTTCATGTTACAACCGCCAATGCTTCAACGTAAACAGCAGTCCTATTAACGTATCCTTGCACGGTATTTACAAGAAAACCTTTGATTTCAACGAAAGAGAAAAGCGGAATATATGTCGTATCGGCGCCAATACAGCGGATAAATACGCCATCACAATTTACGACAAAGAAGTTCTTACAACGATGAGATAACAAGCCAATCAGATTAACGCAATTAGTCATACACATACTCCTTTCATGATTTCAAGTAATATGTGGCGATTTTACACCTTACATTAAAAAAGCACAAACCATTTTCGGGGTGGAAAAAAAGACAAAAAAAGCCCTTTTTATTACCTTTTGATAAGTGATAAAATACAATAGAATGGAGGTGTTAAAGATGAAGGTGGAAATTCACGAAATATTGAAATTCGTACGGCAAAAGTCGAAGAAATCACAAGAAGAACTAGCATTTCTATTGCAGGTAGACGTTAAGACAATTCGGAAGTGGGAGACCGGAAAGAGTGAGCCGCCGTGTTCCAAGGTTATAGAATGGTTCCGTGGCGTTGGCATGAATCCGATACCCTACCTACTGATATACGCATATCCTAATGATTTCAAATTGGAAGAAATGCAGGATGCAGACAAGATAGCAAAGCTCTATGAACTCATCACCGAGAACTTGACCATCGAGGATAAGAAGGCATTGGTTCAGATATTTTCGGGAATGCACGGGTCAAGTCCATCTTCCGTGATTCAACTCATGTTGGCACATTTGAGCAACCCATTGTTGGAGCGAATTTATGTTGCAGAATTTATACTGGAGCAGTACCGATTCAACCATATGAACGATGAAGAAGGTTATCATCCAAATATAGAAATGCTGGAGCGGGCAGTACAGGCAGCCAAAGAAGCCGTCGAGAAGGGCGATGAAGGCTACATGAATACTATGGATGATATGTAACATGAGTGTAACATTATTTCCCTATGCACCAGTATGTACTGGTAGACACCGGTTGCAACAACTGTTGAAAAGTAAGGGTTTTATGCAATCAGTGCATACTAGCGTATACTAGGGTGTCGGGTTCGACTCCCACCATCTCCACCAATAAAAGCCTTGAAACAATTGGATTTCAAGGCTTTTTTATTTTGGAAAGTAACGCATATGTAACATTTTGAAATTTTTCGCCTACTTTTCCACAGATTTTGACAGCATTTCGCCCAATGCGGAGGCTAGTTTATCTTCTTCCTCTTTCTTCTCGAATAGGTGCGTATATATTCCGAGGGTCGTTGATACGTTAGCGTGACCCATGCGCTTTGATACGGTGGCAGGGTCAGCGCCCATTGAAATGCAGATTGAAGCGTACGTGTGCCGGAGAGCGTGAAAGGTAATCGGTTTAAGTCCGATGCGCTCCATGTAACGACTCAGTCTTTTGGCGCATTGCTCCGGGTGGAAAGCTTCACCGTTTTGTTCTTTGATTAGATAGTCCGAATTTACCCACAACGGACCGAGCTTCAATTTCTGCTCTATGTGGTGTTTTCGGAGCGCCTTCACATCACGAATCACAGGTTCCGGAAGGATGCACAACCGTTCGCCGGCGGATGTTTTGGTATCTTTAATGAATTCGTTTCCTATCCGGTGCATATATCTAGTGCGCTGAATATAGAACCGTCCGTCATCCGGTATTTCATCTTCCAAAATCCCCATTATCTCACCACGGCGGAGGGAGCCGAAAAGCGCAAGCTCGAAACAGACCCTTTGGTCAAGTGGGATTTCGTCAAGATGGGAACAGAACACGGAGAAGTCTTCCGGCGAAAGTATCTGAATTTCTTTTTTCTTATTCGACGGAAGTATAACGTCATGGCACGGGTTACTTTTTAAGAGTTCCCAGTTAACCGCAATCGAACAACAAAGGCGAAGGATGGAATAGGTATCTTTCACGGTTTTCGGGGACAGGGTTAAAGATAGGTCATCTATCCACGCCTGAATGGTCCTAGGTGTCAATTTCGGCAAATCTAGCGTCCCCATGGTGGTATTGATTCTCTTAAGTGCAGCGTTATAGCCGTAAATGGTATTTTGGGATTTGTTGTTGATAACCTGATTCCATACGGCGTTACACATATCCGACACTGTTTTACATTGCGAGGACACGCCGGAGATTGATTCAACCCAATCATCTATTTGAGCGTTGAGATTCTTTTTTGATGTGGCATGGAACACCTTTGATTTCTGCTTTCTTTTCCCGGTATAATCCGGCTCTAAATCTACCCATACCCGGTACTTATTCCGTTCTAGCTGTTTGATATGCATAACATCACTTCCTTTGACCGACTATAAAATCAAGCTGCTTATCCATATAGTCAACTTCTGAATCGTCTAAGTTGGAGGCTTTTATCTTTGCGCAAAGGTCGTTAGATGAGCTTTGCATTTCGACTAAAGCCTTAAACTCGGGATTGTCGGAATCAAGAATATAATCAATATAATATTCTTTATTGAGTCCTTCCGGAATATCCGCTTCCGTGAATCCGGCGAGATAAGCAGGGTTCACAGCTAAAACCTGTGCAAATTTCGCAACCTTATCACGTGGAATATCTCGTTCCCCTTTTTCAATTTTATTGATAGTAGACCTAGAACTATAACCGACAAGCCGCCCTAATTCTGCCTGTGATAATCCTCGCCGCTCTCTTTCTTTTTTTATTCTCTTGCCTATATTATCCATCATAAACTGCCTCACTTTCTGATAGTTCTTATTGATATAGTACCATAAAGTTAAACATAAATTAAATAAT